ATGGATTTCAACGATGGGTACTTTAATTGGTATATAGCCCCATCAGGCACAGCAGGAAACGCCATTAGCTTTACTCAGGCAATGACTCTGGATGCTAGTGGTAATTTGCTAGTGGGTCAAACTGCAAAAGTAGCAGGGGAGAAATTTTCAGTATACACAGGCACTTTAAGAACAAATACCGCATATTTATGGTATGGGCAAACAGATGACCGTTCAGGAGTTATTTTTAGGCACGATAGGGCTACTGGCGCAACTTCTGCAAAACAATGCTCGTTTTTGAACCAAACAGCTTCAGAAGTTGGGTATATCAGTAGCACAGGCTCTGCAACAGCCTACAACACTTCATCCGATTACCGCCTCAAGAACACTATCGCACCAATGACAGGTGCATTGGCTAAAGTGGCTCAACTTAAACCAGTAACTTACAAGTGGAATTCTGACGACTCTGATGGTGAAGGCTTTATTGCTCACGAACTAGCAGAGGTTTGTCCTCATGCCGTAACTGGTGAAAAGGATGCTGTAGATGCTGAAGGTAATCCACAATATCAAGGTATTGATGTGTCATTCTTGGTAGTTACACTCACAGCCGCCATCCAAGAACAACAAGCAATCATCACTCAACTACAGGCTGATGTAGCCGCATTGAAAGCATAACCATGACTATTACTTGGTCTATCACAAATCTTGATCGTGAAGTCTCTAATGGCTTTGTAACTACAGCGCATTGGACAGCAACAGCAGTAGATGGTGACAATACCGCCTCTATCTATGCAACAGTCTCATGGGCTGAAGGTACTCCTACTATTCCTTATGCGAATCTTACAGAAGCAACAGTCCTTAACTGGGTCTGGGAGTCGGTAGATAAAGCCAGTACTGAGTCTGCCTTGGCTGCTCAGATTGCTTTGCTTAAAGCGCCTGTAAAAAGCACAGGCGTACCTTGGTAAATCAGGAAGCCACTACCTGAACTTGGTGGCACATTAAAGGAAAATCATGGGCGAGAAAAAAACAAACCCTGTGACAATTGACGGAGTTGAGTACATTGTTGAGGACATGACACCAGAGCAACAAACCTTGCTCAACCATGTCATTGACTTAGAACGAAAACTTAACTCTGCTAAATTCAACACAGATCAACTTCAGGTAGGTAGAGACGCTTTCTTTAACCTACTGAAAACATCACTAGAAAAGCCAGAGGAATAAAATGGAACAGCACACCGCAGAAGCCGCATCAGCAGTAGCGGCAAAAGCATCAACATTAGCAACCTATGGTGGTGCTAGTAGCGCAGTATTCTTTGGTTTAACCGCCAATGAGTTTGGTGCTCTCTGCGGTGTAGTAATTGGTTTTATTGGTCTTGTTGCTAACATTTACTTCAAGTACCAACATTTGCAACTAGCAAGAGATCAATATGGTAACAGCGAAGAAAACAACTAAAGCACCTGCAAAGGTAGCGCCTGTTAAGCGATCTATTCCAAAGGTTGTTCCAAAGAAGAATGAATCTAATGCTGACAAGGTAATTGAACTTATTAAGTGGGTAGATAACCCATTTAAGTTGTTTACAGTTATCTTACTGTCGTTCATGTTCTTTGCGGGTTACTTTGCTTGGGATTCTCGCCAAGTAATTCTGCAAGCCATCACTAACTCTAGTCATCAAACAGAGTTAAAAGACACTCCGTCCTTGATGCAAGTGGCTTTATCTGTTCAAAGAGACTTGGAGGCTGAGACTGTTACTGTTCACAAAGCTAATCTAGCGGTTAACTCTCGCACAGCATTGTTTGCTTTGAACGCTAAAGGCCATGATAAAACGATGGATGGCACTAACTCATCATTGTTCAACAAAGACCCGCAGCGTAACCAGTCCATGATTGCAATGCTTGGTGGCGAAGTGTACTGCGACAAATTAGTAGTTACTGGTAAGAATTCAGATTGGGAAGAAAAACAAGGTGTGAAGTTTGTTTGCCGTGGTGGTATTCCTCCACAAATGGGAGAGTTTGATGGCTATATCTCCGTGGGATTTAGAGAAGTTCCAGAAGATGCTACAGAGATCAAGACTCGTATCAATCTAGCCACAACTGAGATGAGTAAATGAAATGGATAGTGTTGGTACTATTTTCCATTTGGTTATTAGTATCGGCACAGCCCAAACAATGTTTGTTGTCAGACTTCTATGCTTTGAGTTGGATAAGCGAACCAACAATGCGGCACATGGAATTGTCTCGTTGGATAACTACGAATGGAGACTCTTGTAAGTCTGAACAACTGGTTGTTTTGTGGAATAACTTAGCATTGTGGGCAGGGGTAGCAGATTCTGCGGAGATGAGAGCAAAGGTTCTTTACTACTATGCTAGAGCAAGAGAAAGGGAAGACAAGAAATGATTACTGTTGACAAATGGTATCCCTTTGTTTTGCCAAAGCAATACGATGTAAAGCAAGTAGCTTTTGAGAAGGCTGTAGAGCGTGCTCAAGAGGAATACAAACAAGCCTTAGAAGCGCACAAGATTGCTAATGCTACTCACGAGATGGAAGTAGAACTGTACGACAAGAGAGCAAGACAGAATACTGTTGAACTTGGTATGTTTGAGAATAGAAGACGATTTCAGATTTTTGTATAAGGACTAATATGCTGACACTACTATCAACCCTCATTTCATTTTTAATGGGTGGCGTTCCTAAACTCCTAGAGTTCTTTCAAGATCGTGCAGATAAGAAGCATGAGTTAGAACTTGCTCAACTTCAGATTCAAAGAGAATTGGAGATGCGTAAACTAGGATTTGAGGCTCAAGAGCGTGTAGAGCATATCAAGTCTGAACAACTGCAAATGGAGACTGCATCACAAACTACTCAGACTATTGTTGCTGCTCAACAAGCTGAGATGCAAGCTATCTATGCCCATGATACGGCTCTAAATGAGGGTACAAGCCAATGGATGAAGAATCTTAGGGCTAGTGTGCGTCCTGTTATTACCTATGGCTTCTTTTTCTTGTTGGTATTTGTTGATGTTGCTGGTTTCTGGTACGGCTACTACATGAGCGTTCCATTTGATGACTTGCTCAATATGTTGTGGGATTCTGACACCCAAGCATTATTTGCCTCAATAATAGCTTTTCACTTTGGTGGTCGTGCATTTGGTGGCAAGTGATGAAAGTCTCTGCTAAAGCTATCAAAATGATAATGCACCATGAAGGTGTAAGGCAGAAGCCGTATAGATGCCCCGCAAAGCTATGGACGATAGGGGTAGGTCATGTACTGTACCCAGAGCAAGGAAAACTCAAGATAGATGAGCGTGATGGGTTTGCGCTAAAGATTGAGGATTTCCGTACTTTTCCAATGGAGGAAGTAGATGCAATTCTTAGAACTGATCTTGACAGGTTTGAGCGAGGAGTGGAGAAGTTTTGTCCAGTACCTCTTACCCAAGGCCAATTTGATGCTTTGGTCAGCTTTAGCTTTAATGTTGGTCTGGGAACATTACAAAGAAGCACCCTCCGTCAAAAGGTTCTTAGGGGAGATATGCAAGGTGCGTCAGAAGAATTACTAAAATACTGCATGGCTGGAGGTAAAGTTCTCAAAGGGCTTTTAAACCGCAGAAAAGATGAACAAGCAGTATTCTTAAGTTAAATTATGCCAAACATACCAACCCAAGACGATGCACAAGTATTTGCTGAAAGCGTAAAAAAATGGCAAGAAGTGTTAAACCTTGGTGATTGGAGAATAGAGAAGGGTATCAAACCCGCCAAACAAGCAATGGCCTCTGTTGAGTTCAACGAGAGCGCAAGACTTGCTGTTTACCGATTGGGTGACTTTGGTGCTGAGAAAATAACCGATGATTCGCTAGACAAGACTGCACTCCATGAGTGTCTGCATATTTTCTTGCATGACTTAATGATGGTAGCGACTGACCCTAAATCCTCAGACGAGGATATTGAAATGCAAGAGCATAGGGTTATCAATCTCTTGGAAAATCTCTTAAAGGATGTTCATGGGCAATCATAATCAAACCTGTACTGATGTTGAGTTCATCAAGTTATGGGGAGAATATCAGTCTGCGGCTAAACTTGCAGAGCATCTTAAGATTGCAATCAGAGCGGTCTATTTGCGTAGAAGGTGGATTGAGGAACACTACAAGGTCAAATTAGGTGCTTCTGACCATCGAGGTGCTAAATATGATCTTAAAAGGCCAAAGTCATTCTCTCCTTTAAAGCAGATCAACTTAGGCATTGAGGATGGGACAGTTATCGTATTCTCTGATGCCCACTTCATTCCTAGCCAACGATCAACGGCCTTTAAAGGGCTTTTATGGGCTATCCAAGAGTTCAAACCTAAAGCGGTGATATGTAACGGAGATGCTTTCGATGGAGCGTCTATAAGCCGTTTTGACGCTTCTGATTTACCACAGACTTCTGTTATTCAGGAGTTAAAGGCTTGTCAGGCAGCGCTTGAGGAAATCGAGGAAACGGCTAAAGCTGAGAGACACAATGTAAAGTTGGTGTTTACATTTGGTAATCACGATTCTAGGTTTGCCAACAGACTAGCCCAACACGCACCTCAATTTAAGGATGTTTATGGCTTTAAGCTGACAGACCATATTCCTAATTGGGAATTCTGTTGGGCTTGTTGGCCTACAGAGAACACCATTGTTAAGCATCGATATAAAGGCGGCATCCATGCCACTCACAACAATACTGTTAACGCTGGCGTATCAATCGTAACTGGACACCTACATTCTCTCAAGGTAACGCCATTTGATGACTACAACGGCACTCGTTATGGCGTGGATACTGGAACACTTGCTGAGACTGATGGCCCACAGTTTACTTACGGAGAGTTAAGCCCTAGCAACCACAGATCAGGTTTTGCAGTACTTAACTTCTTTAATGGTAAGTTATTGTGGCCTGAACTCGTGCATAAGTTTGACGAGGATATGGTTGAGTTCCGTGGCGAAGTTATTGATGTGAGTGCATTTTGAGCGCTTGGCTAATTATCCTCACAGGGGCAATCTACGCCTACATAGCTGGTGAACAACTATGGAAAGATAACCCACACATGGCTATTGTGTACGCAGGGTACGCCTTCTCGAATGTGGGTCTTTACTTACTTGCTAAGTAGCGTCTTTAACGAACAATCCGTTGCACAATAGCGTCCCCCGCCGATTTTTAATTTGGTCGTAGGCAACTTCCATGCAGTCTACCAGATTTAGGTCTTGTAGAGCGCAATAATTAACCAGACAAACCATGACATCTCCCACAGCGTCCACAATTGCATCACGATCTTTTTTAATGGTTGCATCGGCTAGTTCTCCAAGTTCAGACATTGCTTTGAGTAGCTGAGTCTCTGGATTGCTATTAGGGATAATCTTGCGAGCTTCCGCCCATTGAATTATCTTTATTTCTACATTTGCATAACTCATTTGATTGCTTTCATAACTCGTTGTTTTTTACCAGAGCGTCCTACTCTAGCGCCAATGATCTCGATATAACCTTTGTCTAGCAAAGCACGATACCTCCCTGTTATTGAGGAGTAAGGATAGTCTGGATACATCTCTAGTATCTCGTCTGAGATACACCCATCAGGAAAGCCCTTTATAGCCTCATAGACAAGACTTTCTAGCTTCTTGGTGTCTACACCTTCAGCTGCCTCAATCGATGTTTGAGGACTATCTTTTCTGTGTAACTTAAATACTGGTGAGCCAAAGAACTTCTCGACTGCACCGCCAAACCATGCTTTATCTAAACTCATTACTTTTCTCCTTTGGGTGGAGGTACTCGCTGCGTCCATGTTCGTCCGCTATTTCTAGCCATGGCATCCGCTTTCCCTCCGTTAACTTAAAATGGCATATCTAGATCGTCAAACTGCTCTTTAGCCTTTGTTGGCTTTTTGTTCAAAGAAGCGTCTGCGTTCTTATTCTTGACAGACAAAGACATGAACTTATTTCCGTCCTTGCTGACCTTAATCCAAGCAGATAGCCAGTAGTCTGTACCATCTACATTGATAGAGCCTTTGTAATCAGGAAACTTAGCATCGTCCTTGCGGTCGTTCTTGAAAAGGCTACCCCGATTGTTGTTGTCGTATTCCATTTATAACTCCTTAGCTTTCTTTAAAGCACTTCTTACTTTACTAGGCAGCAGAGTCCACAAGGCAACTTTTTGAGTGTCGTCTAGGTTCTCTTTTTCCAACTTTACCCAAGCTGTCTTAGGTTCTTCTTGCTCACAGATAGCAATTAGATCAACTGCTAACTCTTGCAAATACTGCATTTCCTCTGGAGGAATGTTATCTGTCGCACCTTGTGTTGGTGTAATCACAGGCGCTTTTTCTTCTTTGTTTGGTGCAGAAGCATCAAAGCTATCATTTTCCACAAGGTCACAGGCACACATATATAAATACCTGCGTTGATAAGTCTGAATTCCACCCATGGACTGTATGGGTGATGCGCCTTTCATGTTTGACTCAACCATTGGACTTGTAATCACAATCATTGTGCCATCGTCAACATCAGTAATTGTCAGGCTTGCATATTCAGCATCAAACGACACTACGCTGCACAAACCGATGCGGTTAAAGATTGCATTTACTTGAGGTGCGACAGATAACATTCCTCCAGAGGAAATGCAGTATTTGCAAGAGTTAGCAGTT